ACTTCCACTGTATAATTGTAAGGGATTTGATTTAGGTCATACCTGAATGGTCTAGTAGTTTTCCCCACTTTCTTCAACTTCAGTCTAAATTTTGCAATAAGGAGTTCATGATCTTAGCCACAGTCAGCTCCTGGTCTTGTTTTTGCTGACTGTATAGAGCTTCTCCGTCTTTGGCTGCAAATAATATAGTCAATCTGCAAAAAATATAATCAATCAGTTGATCAAAGAATGATCAATCATCATCTGGTGATGTCCATGTATAGAGTCTTCTCTTGTGTTGTTGGAAGAGGATGTTTGCTATGACCGGTTGCATTCTCTTGGCAAAACTCTGTTAGCCTTTGACATGCTTCATTTTGTACTCCAAGGTCAAATTTGCCTGTTACTCCAGCTATCTCTTGACTTCCTACTTTTGCATTCCAGTCCCCTGTAATGAAAAGGACATCTCTTTTGGGTGTTAGTTCTACAATGTCTTGTAGGTCTTCATAGAACACTACACCGTGGTAGTTATCTGGGTCATGAAGATCTTTTTTGTACAGTTCTTCTGTGTATTCTTGCCACCTCTTCTTAATGTCTCCTGGTTCTGTTAGGTCCATACCATTTCTGTCCTTTATTGTGCCCATCTTTGCATGAAATATTCCCCTGGTATCTCTAATTTTCTTGAAGAGATCTCTAGTCTTTCCCATTCTATTATTTTTCTCTAATTCTTTGTCCGTAACCGTGTTGTTTTTTGTTGAAGCGCATGTAATACATCAGCAGAATAGCGATGTATATACGAGGTTTCAATGTCATAAAAATTAGCCATGTTGTACCTTTTATAGAAATCTCATACACGATATGTGTATAAGTAATAATCACTATAACCTAGAGATTATCCATAAAGGGTCTCAAGAGAATATTCAGTAGGCCATTGGTTATCTACCTAGTATCTCTTGTTCGGCTTATCCTCCATAGTGGAGGTGTGAAACTATCTTGCTCTTTTTTGATTTGGATATGCTTGTTTAAATAACCTATCCATTTTACTCATTGCAGTTTTGTGACTTGGGTCTTTATTGTCTCTATATGCTTTTGAGAAGTCCTTATCACGATAAAGAGCCTGAATCTCTTCCTGCGCAGATTGCGGAGACATTTGATTACGACCTAATCCTGTGCCTACTGCAAGTGCTTCTTCTCCTAGTAACTGACCGACTTTTGAAAAGGCTCTGATCATTTCAGGATGATTACCAAAACCTGAACTATCCATAACTTCAGTCAATTCAGGAGTACCAAACTGGGCATAAGCTCTTCGGGCATAATCCAGATTCCCATCATAATTTTTCCCCCAATCTCGTTGGAGTCCGATAGTAGTCTCGACTTTTAAGTCCTCCATAGCTTGTTCCTCATTTTTAGCACCTTCTTCTTCTATATCTGAAAAAAGATCTAACAAGTTATCGGCCTGATCCTGAGTAAGATTATTCTGATGTGCAAATGATTTAAAATCATTCAATACACCATCTGTATCTTCTCCAAAATCATAACCATCTGCTTGTGCAGGTCTTCCAAGTTGATTATAAAAACTATCCCAACTTTCCCCTTCTTGCGGAAGAGAGATGAGATTGTCAGGGTTTCCTCCTATCATTTTGACTGCATTAACGTAGGACTTAGCAAGTTTGTCTACAGAGTCAAATGTTTGGAGACTAGGTTCATCCCTTAGACCTTCAGGCATAGTGGATGCATTAAATTGAATAGTAGAATCTATTTCAGCTTGCCCTGAATTTTCTACAGGAGCCATTTCTTCTGCCATAACTTATTTATTGTTAAGGTTATGCTCGTCTTTCTACGCGAGCTTGTTCCTGCATGTCAATTCTTTTCCTTATGGCTTCCAAATCTGCACCAACGAGATTAATAATCTCCATTACTACAGTTCTTTGACCTTCCTGCCATGCAGATGTATAGGGATCATTAGCATGTGAAGTACGAAAGACAAAATGTGCATTTGCAAGCATTGCAATAACATCCTGCCCATCTTCACCACTAAAAACCTCTTTAAAACTTTTACGCTTTCCTTTTTCCTGTAACCAACGTGAAATCATGCTGCTTTTGATCTAAGTGCTTCTGCTTTTGCAAGTTTTTCATTTAAATCACCTGCAACTTGAGCTTGTTGTATTTGTTCCTGTTGCTGTTGCTGTCTTTGCTGTTCTGCAATCATCTGATCAACTTCTTCTTTTGTTCTAAGATTAGAAGTAGGTATTTGCAGGACTTCCGCAGTATTTGCAAGTATCTGCTGTGTATTAAAATACATTGGTATAGTCTGGTCAATCTGAGCAAGCGGCATAATCATTTCAAATAGCTGATTCATCGAATTTATCTCACCTGAACGCATTGCAATAGAAACTGGATTTATATATTCAATCTTAAAATCATTCTCCATTTCATCTGGCATTTCAGGTAATAGGAATGATCTCATTAATACATTAATTGTTCTTCTTATCAATGGATCAAGAAATTCTGCTTCTTGTCTAGCAAGAATTGGCCCCAATATTGGCATTCTCTGTCTCATTCTTACTGATACTTCAGTTGCAGAGAAGCGCATTACATCACCATCCGGTGCAATAGGACCAGGTAATTCCAATAAATCTAAGAAGTAACCTTCCCTGATTGCAGCAGTACTTTTTGCATTTAATTTCTCTGCATAGTCAGGTCTTGCATTAGTTGGCACTTCAAATATCATATCTTTGCCCCCTAGCCCGATTGAATAGTAATTTATTGCATCCGGTGTAGTATCTAGGGGGTCTAAGAGTCCAGAATCCGGTACAAATAGAGGCGGAGATACTGCTTTCTGAACTGCCTTTAAATATGTCCTGTCAACTTCATTAATAAGCCGAATATCCGGCATTATTTCCCAAGTTGGTCCTCTTCCATAGATTTCTCTGTCTGATCTTTCCCATCTTGCACAGATATAGGGCATTTCTTCATATCCACCAAATTGTAATATCTGTTTCTTATCTTTTAAATAATGAATAGATACAAAAGGCTTAATAAATCCTTCTGGAAGGAAGTTTTGTATTGTCCACGAAGGAAAAACAGCATGAACAATATCATATTCATCCAGCATTTTTGATCCAAAACCTTTTTCTACAATCTGTTCAGGCAGGGTTTCTGGATTAAACCTTGAAACTAAGTCTTTTGCCGTTTGTTTATAGTTCCTATATATTGTGTCAATTTCCATCTCACTTCCGCTACCCAATATACAATCCGAAAGAGGGAAATTACGGAAACGAGGACCAAACCCCGGCAAATCTTCAACAAAAATAATACCAGTCCCGAAAGTTCCTGCTTCCAAGTAGTATTGGAATACTGCACTTTGGAAGTTTGATGATGGTCTCGATATATGATGTTTTAATATTTTAGATGCTTCTTCTAACCATAGGGCAACATTACGGTTTTTATCCACTTGACTAAGTCCTGTAGTCAATTTAAACCATTCTGCACCCATTGGCGTGAATACATTATGAATATTTGAAGCAAAGCGTTTTAATAGTCGCATTGCTGTTCCTTCAAATGCCATACCCATTCTATTATCGCCTTTAGAATGAGTTGTAGTAAAATCAGAACGGTGAGGCAAGACATATTCTGCCATTTCCTGCCACTCACGTTCCCATATTCTGCGGTTATTCTTTAATTTATCATGGTGTCTGTCAATAAAAGCACCTAAATCTGAATTTTGTTCTGCCATATAATTAAGAAGTTAAAATACTTCTGTTACTACCAAACGTTAAGTTCATATGTTTACGAGACTCTTCTTTTCTTCTTTGTTTAGAATATCCACCACCAATTGTCTTAGTACTTGATTGACCAGATTGACCAGATTGACCAGTTGAAGGTTCTGTTAAAAGTGTAGACTCTGCCACTAAATCTTTTGGAGTTGTTTGTATTTGGTCTTCTGCACTTGGACCCAAGTCAGAGTGAGTCCAAAGAGGGTCTTCTTCTGGAGTATCATACTCTGGACCTACAGGTTGATTTGAAGGATCATCTTTTTCTTCTTGTGATTCAGTATCTTCAAAGTCACTTTCTTGCATTGGTCCTGCGCCAGGTGCAATCTCATCAAGATGTGCCTGAGTTATCTCAGGTGTTTCTCCTGCATCTTGTGCGCCATAATAATCAATTTCTGCTTGGCTTGGGACACGATCATCATCTATCCAATGCCACTTCTTTGGTGGTTTATCATCTTCATTTGGTTGATCAGTTATAGTCTGCTGTCCTGAATCAGTATAATCTGAACTAAAATTTGGATCAGAAGTTTCTTCAGGAAGTTTTGGCGGTTCATTATCTGTGTCATCATCTGGAGGTTCTCCACCAAAATAATCATCCATATCTTCTGTTCCCCAATCATCTCCTGATTGGCCTTCAGTTAGAATAGTTGAAGTCGCCGCTTCTCGTTCAACCGATGGTACAGCAGTTTCTCCCGGCACATAATCCGGATGATCTGGAGCTAACTCTGTTGGGGCTTCTTCCTGATGGACAGGATTACCGTCTCTATCTATCTCTACTCCATCTCTATATACTTTCTCGCCTCTCCTCAGAGACTGTCTTTCTCGTAATGTTAGTCTTCCTCTTCTTCTTGCCATATTACCTCATTATGATGTTAGGATACTTCTACCTATAGAACGTGTAAGATTCATCTGACCTCGGGATTGTTCTTTTTTCTTTTTTATATTATATCCCCCACCTCTAGTTGATGATCTTAAAGAACCATATATTGATCTACTTATATTATTATCATCAATACCATCTCCATTACCATTTACATCTCCATTGCCATTGCCATTGCCATTGCCATTGCCATTGCCATATCCGGGTACTACTGCTTCATTACTTGCTGAAGTTATTGCGGCTGTAACATCATCAGATGGCTGGTTTGAAGTGATAACGTCTTCAAAATCTTTATAAGTTTGTTGAATACTTCCAACTGCTTTTTTTGTATCACTACCATATATTTGATCCACCCAATGACCTAATGTTCCTTTTGGACCTTTTTTTATAATATCTTTGGCATATGCAAGATTTGTCTTTGTTGAAGAAGTAATACTATTGATATTAGTATTGAAACCACTAGAAATATCAACAACACTTTTTGGAAGTTTAGGAACAGTTATATTCACATTAGTCTTTACACTACTCGTTGCTTGTTTAAATTTTTTTGATAACCAACTCATATTATCTCCTTTTCAACTTGTTAATATAGATGCTCCTGATGCAGGAGACAAGTTTGCAGCTTTTCTTCCTCTGTCCTTTCGTCGCTGTTGTTGATATGCAATAAATCTTGCCCTAGGATCAACTTCTCCTGAAGATAATACTGGTGCTGATAATTCTTTTTCAGTAGAAGGATCTTTTCCAGGATAAGTACTACCTAATGCATGATGCTTTCCTTTTGCAGTTAGATTTCTTAACCAATCTGTAAATCTTTTAACATCACCTCCGGGTTTATCAAGATGTGCACGTTTGGCTGTATCAGTAACATGTTTACGACTTTCTTCATATATCGGTTTTGATAAATTATAAATATTACCTAATTCTCCACCTCGCGGACCTTTGCCTTTGAATATATTTTTATTTTTATCATAAACTTGTTTAAGTACTGCGGGCGTAAAAACGAATCCGGAATGTATTGGCATATTGACCTTTATGTTAAATAATTAATAGTTATTAATTTAAAAAGTAGTTTTCTACTTTTACGCATATGCACTTTCATGATGTTCATAGTGATCATATTCACTAATTGCCTTTCTAGGTCTTTTCTTTGGAC